CAAAGATGAATTGCTTACGGCTACTGAAGTAGATAATAATTTTATAGAGCTGCTGCGGAGAATAGAAGCACTAGAAGAAACACTTGATGGTCTTGAACAAGCACTCTCGGAGGTATAAATGAGTATACTTGATCAAGTAAATCGTATTAAAACAGCCGTAGCTAACGCTTATACTGCTGCTGAAGCTAAGGTGGCCACATTACCCGCTATTAAGAATATTTCTAATTTAGCAAATACTATCAATACAATTACTGTTGATCCTAATGTAAATTGTAATTTTGAATTGTATAATTCTTGTAGAGTCGTCGATACAGAGAGTGGCCATGTTTCTGGTTTTCTGAATAGTTATAGTTATCCAGGATATGCTAAGTTTAAAACTGAAACTGTTGACCTTATCATGGCAATTTTGCCTGAGCCAGTTCAGATTACATTAAAATTTCAGCCTCAATACTGGACAAATGAATCTCAAAACTTAATTTCTTCAACGGAAGGTCCACAAAGCTTATGCTATGATGGTCAACGCGGGTTTATTATAAATTATTCTCATCAAGTGCTTGGACCATCTTTATCATTTACTGAGCCATTCTCAATAATTTATCAAATTTCTCCTGCGCCGGATAATTACTACGGTGTAGCGGTAGTATTAAATAGTAGTAATAATGGTAGCCAACAAATTTTTAGACAGCCCTACTCTTATGAAATTATTCAGACATGGTTATCTGAATTGAGAATTGGTTGCAGTATTGACAGACAGGACTATAATTTCATGGGCTTTGCTGGACAATTACTTGCATCTGATTGTATTATAGAAAGGCCGCAAATTCCTATGCTTAACCCTGTTTGGCGTGGTTATAACTCTTTACAGGATGATTCATAAATTGAGAGGCATATGCCTCACTTAATGCCTGAATCCTTACTTTAAAGGATTCATGATGAATGTAAAACTAAAAGCTATACTTTACGCACCAATCAGCATAATAGCTACACTGCTGACTTGGCTTATTTGTCCAATACTTCCTCTCTTTGTCGAAATGAGGAAAGTTCCTTGGGCTGATGAGCCTCGTCCTATGCTTAAAGGCTGGTTGGTGTATCTTCAAACCCATGATACTGACCTAGATGCTGGTCATCGTACAGGAAAGTACTGGGTAATTGACAAGTCGTCCAAAATACAGGTCTACTGGAGCCGTGTAAGGTGGATATATCGCAATCCCATCTATGGGTTCCAGCACTATATTTTAGGCTGCTGGGTCAAGGAACCTTTCGTTAAATATTATAATAAAGATGAAGTCACAGACATATTACAGTCCGACGGATACTTCTGTTGGCGTAATAAATTTGTGCTTCCCGTACTTGGTTTAAAGCTTAAGTACAAGTTTGGCTGGAAACTATTCCGATATGACAAACCTTGTGATATTGTAAATGGTCGCCAGCGTGCTATGTATGTTTGTAGTTTAATGCGAGATAATTAAGCTATATGTACATAGGGGCAAATGCCTTAGATTGGTTATTTGGGTTGGTTATATGCCTTCCGAAGTTTACTATACTCTGACTTCTACCGATCGCTTCTCCGAGAGTATTTTTAAGGAGAACAACATGGCTGAAGAGAATGGAAATACTTCTTCTCACGAAATGTTGAAAAGCATCTGGAAGAAAGTCGATGATATCGACAAAGATGTTGATGTTCTTAGGTATGGTAACAAAGGAGGCAATATGGACAGCGCACTTCCCTATCTGGTCGGCATGAATGCAGGTAATCGTGGTTATGGCTACGGCGGTGATGCCGCATTGTGGGCCATGAACAATAACTGGATGAATAATCCTTTTATGTATCTGATTCTGCTGGCAATGTTTGGTGGTAATGGTTACTTTGGTAATGGCTGGGGTAACAATGGATATGGGAATGGTGCAGCTGTAGCAGCTATGGGTGCAGCCAACTCCGCTGAAACAACCAATCTGCTTATGAATGCAATCAATAATAGCTCAGCTACAAGTCAGCGTGATTTCGATCGCCTGGCTACTGCCTTTGGAACTACTGCAGCTACTGTTCAGAACGGTCTGAATGCAATTAATACCAGCATCACTCAGGTTGCAGGCCAGATGGGTATGAATACTCAGCAGGTCATCAATGCAATCCAGTCTGGTGACTGTGGTATTATGAATGCTGTACAGCGTGCTTGCTGTGAAAATCGGTTAGCTATCTGTGAACAGACTAATACTCTGCAGCAAGGTCAGTTCCAGCTGGGTGTAACAATGGAACGTCAGGGTGATATGACTCGTGCATTGATCCGTGAACAGTCCTTTGAAGCCCAGATTAGGAATCTGACTCAGCAGAATGAACAGCTGCGGGATGCAGCTCAAACAGCTTCTCTGCAGAACACCATTAATTCCGGTGATGCAGCTATCATGGCTCAGCTGACTGCTATTAGTACACAGCTTCAGAATCAGATTAATGCTCAGGCATATGAACTGAAGACTATCGAAGGTAAAATCGGTACTGGTGCCTAATATTTAAGGAGACACCCTGGGGCAACTCAGGGTGTTCGCTATTATGACTACATTCAATAACAATACTTTTCCTAATGTCACTGGTACTGTTGGTGGGTTTATTCCTCCACCGAATCCTTTTATGACTCCAGATCAACAACGTACTAAGGCATTAGAAGACCGCATAGCGCAACTTGAAGCTAAACTTGCAGAACAACGTTCAGATGAACAAGCTGATATTGATACAAGATTACTACAGCGTGGGCATGAAGGTGAAAAATATCTGCGAGCCAAGTATGATGGTGTAACAAAGATTATTATGGAATGGGCCATGGCAATGCCCGTCCTTAACCCAAAGCTCACTAAGTTCCTGGATGAGTGGCGTAGTGATGCTTTGAAATTTCTGGAATCTTCTGTAAGCAATAATAATAAGCCCCGTATAAAAGCGAATGAGGCTTTACCATCGCCTACATCGAAGATGCCATAATGTAATAGGCTACTCTTTTCAGGGTAGCCTTAAAAATGCAGATTTTACATATGGATAAACAAGAGTTTTTGAAAGAGCATAGCTCAGAGCGTCAGAAATGTGAGATCTGGACGCGTGAGTCCCAATTGCGCGTTTAAAATGTGTCTAAACGGTGGACGTCTCCCTGAGATAATACCGTAGGAAGGTTGAGGAGTGAATTCTCTAAAACTGTCTCTAACGACTAGTCGAAAGACGTAGGGCCAAGTGGCTCGAAACGGCACACTTAGATGATATAGTCTAATCTGCATGGCGACATGCAGCTGGGTATAATCCCGCGCACGAAGTCACGAAACGTGTGGAATATTTATTGGTGATGGGATACCATCGTTGTGTAGAGAATTTTAATACAGGTAAGCAAGCAGAGTATAAAGAACGTAAAATGTTCACTGAAAGTGCCTGTAATAGAAATCCTCTCATGAAATAAGTAAAATAGAATTAGGAGAAGCTTATGGCAAATCAACCACCAAGGCTATCTAGAATGCAAAGGCGGGAGATAGCTAGTAAGCGTAAAAGAAATCCCGATGGAACATTCTCAGATCGTAGTTCAGTAGGTGTTGTGAAAGATCATGCCAAATACGCAGCTAAAGTACGAGGTACTGCTTTAGGATTAGCAGGCGTAGGTATAGGTGCTACACTAGGTTATATGTCAGGTAATATCGCATTAGCAGCTGCTATGGGTGCAGCATTAGGTACAGCTGGTTTTGCTAAAGGTGCTGTATCTGGATTAAAAGCTGGAGCAGGTGCTGGTGTAAGTCATGCATGGGAACGTTGGGATACAGAAACGAAATTTACCCCGAAACAGGAACGTAGAAGTAAGAAGATAGGTGCTTGGCTAGGTTCTGGTCCAGCCAGTGCCTATAATGTTACAACTGCTATGAAAAATCGCTGGATTAAGGGTTGGCATTATTAAGGAGTTTATATGTTTGGTCGTCCTCCAAGGTTGAGTACTGCTCAACGTAAAGAAATAGCAAGTAAACGTAAACGTAACAGTGATGGTACTTTTGCAGGGGCTGGTGCTACTGTCGGTAGGCATGCAAAGATGGCCGCTAAATTTCACGGTGCTTTAGGCATGATACAAGGTGGGGCAGCTGGTGCTGCTTATGCTACACATCAAGTTGCTAAAAAGATGGCTTGGCAACACGTAGGACAAATGGTTGGTTCTTCTCTAGGGGCATCCCCAATACCTGTGGTTGGAATTGGTGGGGGTGCTTTGAGCTTAGCATCTGCCTATGGTGCATCCCAGTCATTGAAAACGGCTGCTAGAATGGGCGCTGCAGGTGCTCTCGGCGGTATGGCTGGTGGCGGACTTGCTGGTGCAGCTATTGGTGCAGCTTCAGGTATTGCTGGTGGGCTTGCTTCACATTATATAAATAAGAAAACTGGTAATACTCTGAGTGGTAAGCAGAAAACAGCAGCAGCTGTAGGTAATACTCTTGGCGGTTTTGTAGGCTCGGTAGCGACTACTGGGGCTATGGTAGGTTACAATAAATGGAAGTCTAGAAAAAGAAGTAAATGATGGTTCCAAGATTATCAACCTCAAAACGTAAGAGTATAGCTGCTAAACGTAAGCGCAATAATGATGGAACTTTTGGTGTAGAAAGCTCTAAACAGCACTTAGCTCGTATGCAAACACCAGCAGGTTCAGCTTCTATGCTCGAATCAATAAATCATGGTAAAGGCTATCTGTTTAATCAGATAGTTCCTGTTAAATTTAACAAGAAGACTGGTACATATTCACCTAAATTAGGTTGGCGTGATACTAATTATAAGCCAAGGGGTGCTAAATATAAAGCTAAAGGTCTTTTTGGTTAATTGGATAATAAAATGGAAGACGATGTAAAGGCAAAGTTTGCTGCCCTTCATGAATCAATCAAGTCTTTATATCGCATGGATGGGCAACAGGCAGAGCAAATCAAATCACTTGAAGATAGATTTAGTAAGCTTGAGGAAGCATACCATACAATCGTTGGCTTTATAAAATTCTGTAAATATGCAGGATATACGATAGCATGGGCAGCGGGTATACTTTCTGGTGTTTATACAATTTATCATTATTTATGGAAGTAGCTTATGGATAATAACAAATATAAATACGGTTCAGTAGCGGCCGTGGCAATTGCTATTATCACTGCTACTGTAGTTCATTTTGAGGGGGATGTGCCGAAGGGTTATAAAGATCCCATAGGCATTCCCACAGCAGGTGTCGGTCATACTGGCCCTGATGTTATTGTTGGGAAATACTACACAGAAGCACAGCGTAAAGAATGGCTTAATGGTGATTTAGAGAAGGCTGATAAAGTCGTTATGAGTTGTGTAAATCCTGACAAGATTGATGTATATCAAAGGGCCGCCTTTATCTCTCTCGCCTTTAATATAGGAGGCGGGAAGAAAGGTGTTAAGGATGGCTTCTGTACACTTCGTTCTGGTAAACAAAGCACTGTAAGCCGAAAGGCAAATGCAGGCGATAAGCCAGGCTCTTGTAAAGCAATGCTCTCATGGAATCGTGCTGGAGGTAAAGTTCTCAAAGGATTAGTACGCCGTAGAGAAGCTGAATACAAGATATGTATGCAAAAATAGTACAATATGAAAGCATTATTATTTAGCTTGTTTCTGTTTTTATTTATAGGTTTCGGTATCGGAGTCACAGCAGCTGTGGCGAAACTCACATATACATTTATAACAGGAGTTTGGTATGTATGATTTTCCTTTAATTTATGAAAAGCCTGTTACTGATACAATTATGCGGGGTATTCAAAACATGATCTTTAAATATCCAAATCTTCATGTTTTTGAATCTGATACCGAAATTCGGGTAGTAAATGTTGAAGAAGATTTTGAAGCTTATAAATTACGTGCATTAAATACAGTTAATACATTGTGTGAATCTCGAATGAAAGAAGCGATAGGGGATTACCCTGAATTAGAAATTTCTTCATTTCCTCAACAAATTGCAGAAGCAAGACAGTATCTGGAGGACTCATCATATGTACCTCCACTTTTAAATAGCATATCTCTCGGTCGTGGTATTACTATTGAAGTTTTGGTTGAAAAGGTTATAAGACATTCTGAAACCTATTCTGAAATTTCTGGACGTTATATGGGTTTACGACAAAAGCAAATTGAGAGAATTAATAATTGTACCACATTAGAAGAATTAAAAGAAGTCATGGAAACTAGCGTATTAGCTTGAAAGTACCATGATTGGATTATTACTATTAACTTTGTTGGGAATACCAGCTATATGTCTCGCTGAAGATATGAAGTCTCCTGAATTTTATTCATTTACAACATATCTTTGGGTAATGACTTTAGCTGCTACTGGCGGTCTTATTTCATACTTAGACAAGTTAGGTCGACGTAAAATTACACGATACAAGACTCTTAGACTTCTTCAAGAGATTGTCGTTGCAATGTTTACAGGTACTGTTGTCTTCTTCATATGTGAATGGGCCAATTTTTCTCAACTGATTACTGCAGCCTGTGTAGCCGTCGCTGGACATATGGGGAATAGGGGTTTACTCTTTCTAGAAACTATCATCCAGAGACGCTTAAAGATTGTGGTAGAGGAGCATTATGATGGATCAACGACAGATAATCAAGATTCTCGTTGATATTGCTGTATTGATCATAGTAGCTGCTTGCGCTTATTACTGGGGGCGTAATGCAGCTGAGAGTGCTTGTGAAGCCCAGATAAAAGATATTGAAATAAAACAAAAGGAAGCTCAGCAAGAGTTAGCTGTATCTGCTAGCGATTCAGAACGTAAAGCTGAAGTAGCTGGGGCAGTCCTTACTACTAAAATAGAGAGGGCTATAGATGAAGTTAAAACTCAGCCTGCTGCTACTTGTAAGCCTGGCGCTGCAAGGCTGCAGCTCCTCCAAAGAGCTTATAGTGACACCAACTCTGCCATCGCTGGGTCAGGAACTCAGTAGGCCTTGTCCTGTTGTCACACCTCCTGTAGAAGATTCTTATGAGGCTATATTAGAGTCTCATCTTCTTCTGCTTAATGAATATGGTAGATGTGCTAAGGCACATAATGAACTTTTAAATATATGGAGTAAATATGGAAGACAATAAAATGCCTGCACCACCTGTTGAAAAAACTGAAAAACCTGTAGAGCCTGTGATCCCTATGCCAAAGAAGATGGTACGGGATGTAGCTAAGCCTGTTCTTAAATTTCGAGATAGCAATGTAAGTAATTATATGATCAGCCCCTTAGGTAATGGTCAAATTGAGGCACGCAGCTCACTTACAGGTGAAGTATTTGTAGGCACAATTAAAGAATTTAATGAAAGAGTCAAATGATTGAAAATGCAGCTCAGACTGCATATAAGGATGTTTCTGATCCTTGTGCAGTCTACAATTCACTTAAGCCTCTCTGGACAAAGAATAGGGTGATTTGTAATGGTGAGCAGGCTGTCAAGGATTATGATTCGTTCTGTGACACTAGAACTTTTTCAAATTTACTCCTACCTTTTTCAGCTTCGATGGATCAGACTCAGTATAATTTCTTTAAATCTGAGGCTGAACTTCCAGGCATTACAGCACAATTTGCTAGAATGCTTGTGGGTGCTTTATTACGCAAAGAACCTACATTGAAGCTTCCAGAAGGTACTCCTCCAGAGGTAACTGATTGGATTCTTGATGAATTTGGACAAGATGATAATACTCTTTTGAGTTTTCTTGATAATCTCTTATGGGAAGAAATTCAGACCAATCGTACTTGGATTAAAGTAGATTATCCTGCCATTGAACATCCTGAATTACTTAGTAAGGCAGATTCTGATCGCATTAAACCTTATCCTGTAGTTCTTAAGGCTGAATCTGTTATTAACTGGCATGTTGGTCAAAATTCGATGGCTAAGAATCAGCTTGAAATGTTGATTGAACGAGGCTATCAGGAAGTTTATGATAATAGTCAGTATCGTTTCCATCCACGTATTGTGGAGGTTGTTACTGTACATGCATTAGATGAACAAGGCTATTACTATACTGAAAAATGGGCAGCTAAGTCACAAACAGCTACTCTGCCTGTATCTTCTGGGCAACAACTGATTAATTATAAGCGTGATCGTCAAACATTTGAACTTATTGAAGTTAATGAGAATATCTTAATGAATGGTGAACGCTTACGGTTCATCCCTATATGGCCTGTAAATGGTTGTATTGAGCCTGAAGCACCTCTTTTAAATACTCTAGTATCTAAGGAAATTCATCTTTATAACAAGATTTCTCGCCGTAATCATCTGCTTTATGGGGCATCAACCTATACACCTTACGTGTCTGGTAATGGTATTACTGAAGAGGTTCTTGAAGAAATTGCTAATGCTGGGCTAGGTTCGTGGTTGCGAGTGCCAGATGGTGCAACAATTGAAATCCTTAAGACACCTACTGAAGCCTTAGCAGATATGGACAGGGCGATTTCTGCCGCTATTGAAGAAATGGCGAAGCTTGGTGTACGAATGCTTTCACCAGAAACAGCACAATCAGGTGTCGCATTAACACTTCGTAATGCATCACAAACGGCTCAGCTTGGTTCTATGAACAATCGTATTTCCAGCACTATGCGTAGTGTTATCGCATTTATGATTAACTGGAGATATGGTCAAGAATTCCAAGCTTCAGATGTTACATTTACAATGTCTGATGACTTTAATGTAAGTCCTCTTGGTGCTGAATGGGTACGCATGGCTACAGAATGGTATCAGCAGTATCTTATTCCACGTTCGGCATGGCTTAATACACTTAAAGCTAATGATATGTTACCTGCTGGCTATGATGATAATGTAGGTCGTATGGAAATTGCAGCTGATCAGATGTTAGCAATGCAAATGATGCAGGATCCTTCTACATTAGCTGCTATGATGGCTGGTGATGAGGGTGGTACACCTGGTGTAGATGAAGAGGGCATTACACCTAAAGAGTAAGGTGATTAAATATGAAATCCGTAAACACTTCTCTTTTTGATAATCAACTTTCTCGTACACATATGAAAAAGATGTATGAGAATAAGTTGCAAGAGTCTGTGAGTGTTGTAATTCAAGGACATGAGTTAAAACTTGATGAAATGATCAAGGAAAGTAAGCTTTCAAATAAAAGTTTTGATGACTTTATGGAAAAAGTCGATAAAGAAATCCTCAAAACTTATAAAAAGGTCCATAATACAGCTAAAAGAAGCTTACTTGATTTAGTAGGTAACTCTGTAAGTTACGCATACCAATCTTTAGAAACTACTTGTGGTGATTTTCTTAAGATTAATAAGCCTACAAGGAGAGTCTCCGAAGATATTGTTCTTAAACGACCTATTTACAAAGAAGCGACACTTGCATCAAGTTGGTCAGGTATCAGCGTAGGTGAACGTAAACGGATTGAGACGATAATTAGAAAGGGCATTGCCGATGGGATGACTGAAGCAGATATTGCTTTAGCTATTCGTAAAGGTAATGCCCTAAATATTTCTAGAGCTCAATCTAAGGCTATTGTTACTACTGCGATTACTTCTGTTTCAAATCAAGCTGATCAGGCTGTTTATAAGGCCAATAAGAAGATTCTTAAGGGCTGGCAGTATGTAGCTATTATGGATAGTCATACTACAGAAATCTGCGCACATAGAAATGGTCGTATTTATGATATTGATGATTTCGAGCATTTACCACCTGCTCATTACAATTGTAGATCTACCTCTGTACCTGTAGTAAAGTCATGGTCTGATTTAAACAAATCCGATGCAGTTCTAAGTATCCGTAAACGAAATCTTACAGATGTAGCTGAATCTGACCTTGTTAAGAAATTTGATGGCGAAGCAGATATGCGGGAAAGCTATGATGAATGGCTTCTCACACAACCTTATGCTATCCAGAAAAGGCATTTAGGTTCTGATCGTGCTGTTAAAATTTTCAATCAGGGGCAGTTAAGTGCCAAACAGGTTTTGGCGAGTGACAAGCGCACAATGTCTATCTCAAAAATGGCCCAGGAGTCCTCCGAGGTGTTGTCAGGTGACACACAGCGGTTCGCTTTAGCTAAGGAGAAGCTGGATGCCATGCGCATCGGAGCGGCCACACCTGATGACATTTTGAGCGATCCTGAAATGCAGAAGACGCTTCGTGAGTACTACCTGCTACAGAGTGGAGAATTGGACGGGACGTTGTCACTGACCAATTATAGAGGTATCTCCCTGACTCATAAAAGGAACACCAGACGGGCGACTCTGACACAGTTGCCGACTGAGAAACAGCTTATTTTTAACCCTATCACGGGACGTTACGAGGATTCACGTTTGTATCAGCCTGCTCCTAAACTTTTAGAAAATTCTACTCGAAAAGTTCTTGAAAGTGAGAAGTTAAAACAGCGAGATAAGGATTTTATTCTTAAGTTTGTAGAGGGACTTGATAGGGACATGTCTATAAATGAAAGAACAGCTGTTCAGGAGAATCTCCGTAATCTTTTTGCTAGGTACCGTGAGAAAGGTCAAGTCTGGGAAAATTTCAAAGCAGTCAGCACATCACAGATGAAATATGATGTGATGAATGTGTCTGAATCGCTTGAAGCAGCTGCTCGTGCAGGTAAAGATCCTATCAAAAAGTTACAGCAAGATCTATTTATAGATCCTGTATTAGGTAATACGACACTTGATGATGTTTCTGCTAGATTTGTAGATAATATTAAATTTAAGAATCGTTTTGAGAACAATACAATTACTTCCGAAGTAATTAAAGAAATGTTTTCAGATGTAATTGCTGATCCCAATTCTATTAAAGGCATCGCTAGACCTCTTTATTGGAAAGGTATATTAAGGACAGAACTCCCTCCTGTTTTAAAGGTAAGACTTGAGAATACGGACTTGAGGAAGTTTTATGAAAGGCTTGTACGAAGGTTAGCTGCTTCAGAAATGCCAGATAGAGATCAACTTGCTTTACAGTTAGGCAGGGATCTTTATAACATGGGCAATCTTAATGGCAATAAAGATGCCTGGTACAAGGTTGGAAAGGCTATTCTTGAAAGTGATCGTGTTAAAAAGCTCTATGAACTTGAGACCTATGGTGTTCAGAAGAGGCGTTTACGTAGTCGTATGACAGGTAAATATTTTGGTCCCTATTATGACACTATTTCATATAATATTAGAGTCACAGATCCTCGTATTGTAAAATACCAGAAAGCCTTACGTGAGATCGATGTTGGAATGCGTATTCCAGTTGTAGATCCTAAAAATAGACTTTATACCCGTCCAGGCTATAAAACTTACTTTTTAGATGAAGGTGCCAAAGGTTGGTATGATACTGGTATACCAATTACCTCTACTGCCTCTTTTTCAGATTTCCCACCTGAGTTTGTAGATGGTGATCTTGCGGAAGCTATGAATTGGATGGGCTCAAGTAAATATAAAATTGATAAAGACTTCCATAGTTTTATTCGTAAGTTGCTTGAATTTAAAGACGATCGTGGTAATGCCGCTAAATATGATAAACTCAATGAGTATCGTAATTATATGATGGCTCGTGGAGATACATATGAGCGTTTTAAAGCAATGGAATGGTTGACTGATAAAGATGCTGCTTTCAGCAATAATACCTTTATTGATCACCGTGCTAGATTTTATGAAAGAGGCTTTATAGGGCCACAGGCAGGTGAAAGCTTCCGACCTTTCTTAAATACAGAAAAAGCACAAGCGCTTGGAGTTGATGGTTATAATAACTTTAGAGACCAGGTTGGTTCTTTCTTAGGTGGACTTGACGATAGATTCGAACATAAATTTAATGGTTTAAGTTTCTCTGGACGTAGAGAAATTGAAGCTTACTGGCGTAAAGACCTTGTCCGTATTGGTAATCATATGCTTCGCGGTAAACCTAGTGATATCCGAGCAATTCTGGAAGATAAAGTTGTGGAGGGTATTGATGGTGAAGACCTCGGAAAATTCTATAGATTCGCGCTTGAATCAGCGAAAATCGATAATTGGCTCAAATCTAAAGGTTTCTCGAATTACAGTAAAGCAGCGATTAACTCGCTTTCTGAATACCGTACTGCCTTGGCTCTTGAGCAAGATGCTTCCTCGAGCGGTGCGCAGATTATTGCTCTCACTACTCGGAATAAACAGCTCGCAGAATTATCTAACGTTGTCCCAACTACACAAAAGAAGCGCCTTTATGACGAGATTGCTGCACTTACTTATAATGACCCCAGATTCAAAGAAATCAATCTTAAATTGGGACTCTCGGAAAAAGACCTCAGAAAAGCAGCAAAAGCCCAAAACATGGTAACATTTTATGGTGCTGGTGAAAGGACTGGCGCTATGAACGTTGAAGGTAAATTATCAAAAGTTCTTGATAAAAAGAACGATATGCTTGTTGTTACTGCAGGAGAGCGAGACAAGGTTCTTGATCAGATATCTGCACAAGCTGCACGCTACCAAAAATCCGACCCTCTTTTGTATGATGAGCTTATGGATCTTCGTAAAGTTGTACGTGACATATTTAATCATGGTAAGCCTGTCACAGATGATTTAATTGAAGAATTATGGTTCTTAGATCCCGAAACTCGACAGATTGTGGAGAAACTTAGTAAACGTTATGGTGCGGTTGTTACACCTAAAGATTTTAGTGATATTGCTAAAATCATGAGTGAGCATTTGGGCGATCAAGTTCCAATTTTGAAAGATTTCACGAGATTCTTTGGTAGACTTGCAGAAGATTACTTGCTTAATGCTGATCCACGACAACGTGCTTTTTCTACTCAGGATTTAATTAAGGAAATTGTATTCGGTGTACGTAAAGGCCTTTTGGATCAATATAAGAAAGGTAAGTTTGCGAATGTACCTAATGGGCTACTTGATAGAGTCGCTAGACAGTATGATTTCTTAGAGCCTATTACGATAACTCAAGGTGTTAAAATTAATCCATATCGTAAAACAGGCTACAAAGTACCTAAGACAATAGTGAAGATGCCTTGGCCTTTAGATAAGGTTATAGGCGAGTTTAAGTTCTTTGGCTCTTTCCGTCAGAAAGATGTACCTAAGCATTGGAATAACGTACCTTGGGTTAACTTCGATGGTAAAATTGTAGAGCAGTATTTTACTCAGGCTTATGAGGAGCGTTTATTCTATGAGGTAGATGGTCAGAAGTATATGAATATATTAATGGTCGATCAAAAGAATGAAGCTTCTTTTTGGGATCAAGTTTTAAACAAAGATTTTAACCCTATTGATAACTCTGATGTGACTAAGGCTCGTACGGCTTTCGCGGTTAATGGTAATCATTCTAATGACGCAACGCTAGTAAAAAGATTTCATTTATGGGGTAAAGACCACAATGTTCAAACATCTTCTATCCATGATGCGTTTTTCACAAATATTGCTGATTTGACAAAAGGTAAACAAGCTCTTCGTGAATTATACGCGGAATCTTTATCTCGTAATGTAGTTTTAGAGACGCTAAACGAGATGCGTGCCAGAGGACTACCTAAAGAACTTTATGATAAGTACCTCAATGAGGCTATCGATAAAGGGCTTATTCCTGTGGCAGGCAGAAGTAAAATCGGTGGAAGAACTCTTACTGAAGCCGACATACTCTATGTAGATGATATACTTAAACCTGTACCCTCAGATTTTTCCAGGGATTATGGATGGTACGGCATAGGTGGATGAAACCTGTTGAATTAATGATAAGATTATTATCAATATTGATTATAAAATTTTATATAAATATAAGGGAACAATAAAAATGGCTGAAGAAAACGATCCAGTTATTCCTGCAGGGGAACCAGAACCTGCTCCGGCTCCAAATAATCCTGCACCAAAGGACGATCCAGCTCCAAACCCTCCTGCTCCAGATGTTTCTGAGCTTACCAAGAAGTATGATGAGATGATGCAACTCATGAAAGAAGGTAAAGAAGCTCGTAAACAGCTTGAACGGGAAAATGCACAATTGAAAGAGACGATTCGTCAAGCTGAACTTGAACGTCTCAAAGCAGAAGGAAAAGCACAAGAAGCTTTGGAGAAAGAGCTTGCTGACCGTAATGCTAAGATCGAATGGTATGAGAAACGTAATCAAGAATTGACTCGCGATCATTCCTTGAACGAAGCCCTTAACTCATATACATTCTTGAACAAGAATGCCCGAGAAATGGCCTTTCATCAGCTCGTGTCTAAATTCCGTAAAAACGAGGAAGGTGATTGGTACGATCTCAATGGTAACGATATTGAAACTGTTGTTAAGATGTTCACAGAAGACCCAGCAAATTCATTTCTTATGAAGGGTGCTTCCAATAGTGGCACTGGCTCCAGTCCTGTACAAAATAGTAATCCGCCAGCTAAGGCTTCACTTAAAGACTACTCTATTCAGGAGTTGATTGCAAAAGCTAAAGCTGGTACTTTGAGAAAATAAAGAGATAACACATGGCGATTAACTATAAAGATATCCCAGGTGCTACTGATTCCATCGTAGCTGAAATTATTTCTGCTTTTACTGATGAAGCCTATACTCAGGCTAAAGATATCACTGGCACAGGGATTGTTACTCCAAATCCTGAAATCTATGCTGATGGTGAAGGTTTTGTTGGCCAGGCCCGTTGGCATAAACCAATCGATGCAAATATTAACGTTGCATCCTTGACCGACGCTTCTGAAGGTAATGCTTCTACTTATGAAGATGAACTGCTGAACTATGTCAAGACTGTTCGTACAGTTGGTATGAAGAACATCAACATCAAGAACATCATTACTCAGCAGGATCGTCTGGCTAAGATGGGTCGTGATCTGGCTGAAGCTATCTCCAAAGACCATATGTCCTCTCTGATGGGTATCCTGAAAGGTATTGCTATCAGTGAAGCTTTGGTTGGTGCTGGTGCTAATGGTCTGGGTGGTCAGTCCTTCGACAATGATCCTAACAATGCTCATTATGGCTTTTATGTTGACCTTGGTTCCAACAAGATGATCTCCACAGCATCTGCAGCTAATCAAGGTGCACAACGTGCTGAAGCTTTCCTGGAAGCTATTGGTAAAGCTTGGAAAGACTATGAACCAGAATATGCTTATCTGGTCACTTCTCCAGAAATGATGGCTTCTCTGCGGTCTGCTAATCTGGTTGATCAGGATCGTATCACTGAAGGTAATGTCGAATTTGACACTATCTTTAACGGTAAGTTCCGTCTGATCCGTACTCGTGCATCTGCACAGCTGTCTGCAACTGAATTGACCAACATCAATGCTGGTGACGGTGTCAATATCGCAGGTACCAAGGTCTCCTACATCATGCTGCCAGGTTCCATCAATTATGCTGATGTGACTATCCCAGAACCTGTTGGTATCGACCGTAATGAAGGTGCTCATAAGGGTACTGGTACTACTAATATCTGGTATCGTTGGGGCTATGTCTATGCACCGGCTGG